GTAAAAATTTAATCCACCTGATAATTGATTTAATTGATTTTGTATAAATTGGCTGAACTCTCCTGTGCCTGTTGTAATAGAAAGAACAAATCCTTCGTAAGCTGACTTTAACTTTAGTAAAGCACCACCAACAGTATTCTCCATTACATCAGCCATATTTTCTGCTGCTCCTGAAGAATTATTAAGTATTTCATTAAACTCAGTAAGTGTGTCCGCTCCTGCTATAAATGAGTTCATCGCCTGAACCTGTCTTCTATCAACAATCTCCATTACACCCGCAACATCAATCCCCGAATCACTAAGTTCTTTTAATGCTACAATAAGGTCTTCTCCTGAATTAACAGTTCTTCCTAGTCTTTGTGAAAGGTCTGATGTAGGGTCTTGCAAGTGTAGTAATATATTACGAAGTGATGTCCCTGCAATAGACGCCTCCATACCACTATTTGTAAGTAAGGCTAATAGACCTGTTGTTTCTTCAAAGGAAAATCCTGCCATAGCAGCAATAGCAGAAACCTTAGACATAGATGTTTGAAACTTCTCAATATCTAAAGCTGAGTTAGAGAAGGCGGAAGCCATTGCGTCTGCAAATCTACCTGTTTGTTCTGTGCTTTCTCCAAAACCTCTAAGGGTAGCGGCTACAACTGTTGCTGTTCTACCTAAGTCTTCACCCATCGCTGTTGATAGCTGAAGTATAGCTTCTTGTGATTGTAATATCTCTTCAGGTTTAAAACCAAGTTTAGATAAGTTAAGCTGAAGCTCCCCTACTTGTGATGCGGTAAAGAAGGTTGTTCTACCTAATTCTTTTGCTGAATTACCAAGTTTTTTAAATTCTTTTTCACTAGCTCCACTAATAGCTTTTACCTTAGCCATTTGGAACTCAAAATCTTTAAAAGTTGTAAGTCCATCTTTAACAGCTTGCCTTAAAGCCCCCATAGCACGCATAAACAGGTTACTTGCAACCTGAGCAGCACCCATAGCGGTAGCCATTTTCATCGTAAAGCTGCTAGCGGCTTTTTTTGCTGTGTTGCTTGAAGATATAGCCTTCTGCTCTTCTCTGTAAAGCTTTGTTGTGTTTTTTAGATTTACTTCTTGTTGAGCAAGCTTTCTGCTTAAATCTTGTAAATCCGCCCCCTCTTGTTTTAACTCAGTCCTTGTTTTGCTAATGGCTTTTTTTAGTTCAACCATCTGCTGTTTCATCCCTACAATCTTGTCAGTACCCTGTACTACAACACTAAGAAATACTTGTTCTTTTTTTTGAGCCATTTTATTCTTTGTTTAATTTTTTTATGTCAACCATTATTTCATTGATTGCTGCATTTGTTAAATCTGCAACAATCTTGTCTTTTGCTTTATCTAAAACATTACCAATGAAGTTTAGCTTTGGAGCGTTTCTGTCTTTGTTCGGCAAGCCTTCTTTCATAATTTTCTTACCAACGAAGTAAGCTATTTGCTTTACCTCTCTTTCATCACTAGCAAATCCTTTGGTTCTTACCCAATCTCTTAAATCTTCTATGTTTGGCATCCTTGACCAATCAGAACCTTTTTTACCATAGTTTATAATATGACCGTAACCATTACCAACAATATCAAGACCATTACTTGTTACCTTTGCTTTGATAGACCTGTTTAAAGAGCCACTAGCAAAATAGTCTTGCTTATCAAGCTCTTGTCTTAAATCTTTAACAAGGTCGTTGCCAATCTTTTTTAATATTATTTTTAAAGATGCGTTCATTAGTCTAACTGAGCTTTAGATGAGGTTTTGGTAATTCCTTTTTCTAAATAGGGAAGCCTGCTAGTTATATACCCGTCATATATAGATAGGTGCATTATATGTCCTCCAAAAGTTGAAACACTTGTTCCCACCCTTCCTACTTGGTCAATAACAAAATCATCTGTTGTAACGGTCGCTGTTGCTACTTGAGTTCCATTAACTCTAGCATAAAGCGTAGTGCCACTTCTTTGTATTGTAACTTGATATTCTTTGTCAAAGCCTATTGCGCTTGTTCCTAATGAAATAGCGTGCGTTTTACCCGAACCCAATCCAAAATGAAGGTTTCTATTTGCGTCTTCATTAAAGGATAAAAATATATTGGAGTCAGATGAGCTGCCTAGTATTCTTACATACTTTTCATTGTTTGGTCTAAAGTATGCCATTATGGTAAAGTCTCCTGAAATAGTCAAAGCACTATTGAAGCTCATATAGCTTCCTGTATCATTGCCTGTCCCTTTAATAAAGAAAGGAGCTACATTGTTAGCAGAACCACCTTTTCTTCTTCCTAAAAGAGGCTTATTAGCTGATGTTGTCTGCTCAAGATACACAGATGTTAAAGTAGAGTCCCAAGAACCTATAAGCTCGCTTGAGTGCTGAATGTTGGATGTGTAGTCAAATATAGCTAAAGGAGATACGCTAGAAACAGTTGTTGTTGTCGTTGTGCCTTGAGGCGTTGTTGTTGTTGTTGTTACAGATTCTTTTATTACAACAGGCTTATGCCCACCCTTCAAAGACTCTCTTCTTGCAATCTTGTTTCTAGGCATAACCTTTACCTCATTATAGTAAAGTTCTTCATCTTCAGCGACCTGCTGATACACAACGGGAGTATATACACCATCAATAACACAGTAAAGAGTGTTATTGGTAATGCTTTTTTTAGCGTCTCTAATTCTTCTTTGTGCCATAGTTAAATCTGTAATCCATTAGTTCTTAAGTCCATTACCTCTCCAAATGAGCTTGGTGTTCCTAGCTCAAAATATTCTATAAGCTCTACTTTCGTTGACTCGTTTTTGTGTGGCTTAAAGTCTGATATTTTGTTTATTCTATAATACACTCCGTCAAGATATATTAGGTTTCTAAAGTCTAATGTTAAAATGTCCTGATAGTCTAGGTTTAGATAAACAACTTTTAA